TATTAATTTATCTACGCCATGGTCTTGCTGTGTACTTTTGCTTTTTAGCATTCCAATATGGTTTCTTGTTCCATTTCTTCTTCATCTTCTGCGTTTTACACATTCTTGTGCTGCTACATGACGTTACGGTTGCTCCTATGCCTACAAAGAGTAGACAAAAGAATAAATATTTAAGTGTTTTCATAAGTTATAGGATTGTGCATATGTCAAGAAGCCTAATCTATCTTGATCATGAACGATGATTGCATCATTCTCCTCTGCAATATGCCTAAGACTTACGCTAGTTAATAATTCATTTTCTAACTCAGCAATTCTTGGTGACTCAAGTCTATCAAGTGTTACTGGTTTGTAATCACCGCTTGGATCTATGAACCATGCAGTGTTGGCTAACTCATTGACGAATACTTTCACGCCAATAGTAGTGCCTAGTTGAGCAAATACATTGCTATTAATAAATTCAATTCTCATTGTGTTAAGGTTTAAGTGATTAATGTTATTGCGGGTAATATGCCTATCTTCCTATATATAGAAGAGAGTAATACATAAGCTAACCCATAACTTGTAGTCTTATTGGTATTGTTGATCCACATTCCTCTAGTTATGGTAGTGTTAGCTATGTTTATATATTACGGTGCTAAAGTTTTGTTTTAGTGTTACAAAGTGGGTTTTTGTGGGTATTTTTACCTCACACACACTGTGCAACACACATAAATAATTAATTTACGTGCAAAATAATTACTTATTGCAAGAATTTGCCTGTAACATTGGAACAAGTGTAAAAGGGAACCGTAGTTCCCCTATATTACTCTGCCCAGTACAGGTTATCAAAGGCTTGATTTGTTTGCTGATTGATGACTTTCTTTTCAGTCAATGTTAATGGTAGTTCATCTCCTACCTTTAATTCAGCCTTTAATGCCATTCCGTCTTCAGCGCTTATAGCCGTGAAGCCAAATTTGACATCTGACACACCTTGCTGTCTGATTTCCATAGTTCTACTACCTATCTTCTTAGATTGTGTAGTCAATTCAGATAGTGGTTTGTCTGTTGAGATGAGAGATTTGTTACTCTCTGAGATTTTGTAAAAATACATAGCGTATAAAATTTAAGTTATTAATGATTATAATCAGGGGGTATCCCTGACCGCTTAATAGCTGGGGAGCAAAATCACAAGGACCTCTTGCCAATGCTAAATACACAACATTTTTTGGGGGTGGAAAAAAATTTTGGTATATTGGTTATATAGACACAGCGTTATGGAAGAGCATTCAGAGGATTACGGATATGGAAGATCAGTTGAAGAGATTCAGCAAGAAGAAGCGTTATTGAATGATGCATATAACAATTCATATCTGTTACTTACTAATACTGCTTCTATGGAGTTTATGATGACAAAGTTAAATGGTCAGAATGGATTAGTACTTGCACATAATGATTATAGTGGCCCTACTAAAATGGAATTAGAGAACATGATTCTCTTTTTTATAGAGACTGAAGAGTATGAAAAGTGTTCTGTCCTTAAAAGTATGTTGAATGAAAAGTATCCTGAGTCTATTAATGAATCACTAGAAGAATGGCTATGACAGAGAGTAACATCAAAAAGTTAGGATTTAAGAAATGTATTATTACTCCAGAAGAAAGTGGTAATGAAAAAGACTTTTACTTCTATGAGCGTAGTATAGGTGATCTTTGTCTTATAAGTAATGACAACGTAAACCGCGTAGACGGGAAATGGTACGTAGAAATACCGGAAGGAAGTGTAAGATTTTTTAAATATGTTGAACTAAAAAATCTTATAGCCTTACTGGAGCGAAATCTATTCTAATGGAAAAGTACGTATACAGGGCTAAATTAATGCGTGTGGTGGACGGGGATACTATAGATGCTATGATTGACCTGGGGTTTGACACATGGATTAAACGTAGGATCAGATTTAAAGGTATTGACACATGGGAATCTAGAACCCGTGACAAGGCTGAGAAGAAGAAAGGCCTAGCAGCTAAAGCAAGAACAAAACAATTATTACTAGAAGTAAGCTGTGACTCAGGACTATGTAGACTTAAATCACATGGTGTAGGTAAATATGGTAGAGTCCTGGGTGAATTGTTTATCAAAGACGTAGATGGAAACGAAATATGCGTAAATGATAAACTGAAAGAAGAAGGGCATGCCTATGCGTACTTCGGAGGAAAGAAGAAAACTTTCAAATAATATTCCTTTACACTTTTATTATTTAAACTTTCTTTATATATTTGTTATATACAAGTATAATTAAAAACCAATGTTATGAGTTTAAATCTAGAAGATCAAACAATCTCTGAAGAAGATGTTCAATTGAGTAAAGAAGAAATTGCTCAAAGAAGACAAGAGATTACAAATTTCTACAAAGATAGTATCAAGCACCTTAAGGTTCAAAAAGAATATGAACAGTTGCTTACTGATATTGAAGAGTGTAGAGCTAAACGTATGCAGGCTCAAATGTTCTTAGCCCAAAGTTTAGCAAGTCAGGAACAAGAACTACAATCAGAAGAAAAAACAGAAGATGAAACTGCTTAAAAAAGGATCAACTGGCTCTGATGTAACAAAACTCCAGACTTTACTAAAGATAAAGCCTGATGGAGACTTTGGTCCTGGTACAGAAAAAGCTGTTATTAGATTTCAATTACATTATGATCTAACACCTGATGGTGTAGTAGGTAATGAAACATGGCAGCATTTATTACAAAACAAATATAACCCAGAAGCTATTGATGAGGATACAGATTCACAGTCTACTGTTTGGCAGACAAACTATAATCAAACAGTACATAGATACTATCTTCCTAAAGGAGAATATCTAGATGGACCTATCAAGAATGAATATGCGTTCTTACATCATACAGCTGGAAGACACAATCCATATAAAGTAGTGGACCATTGGGGAAGAGATACTAGAGGTAGAGTAGCAACTGAGTTTGTACTTGGTGGTAAATGCTCTACAACTGGTAATGATTCTTATGATGGAGTTATGGTGCAAGCATTTCCTGAAGGAGGATATGGTTGGCATTTGGGTAAAACCGGTAGTGGTCACATGAATAGACACTCTACTGGAATAGAGATATGTGCTTTTGGATATCTAAAAAATGGTAAGACTTATGTAAATACTTCTGTTAGAGAAGATCAAATAGTTACATTAGAGGAACCATTTAGAGGATATACACAGTATCATAAATACACTGACAGACAGATTGAGGAAACTGAAAAGTGGATTAAGTATATTGCTGAGAGAGATCAAATTGATGTAAGATTAGGTCTTCAGCAATGGATTAAGAAGTATGGGCCTATGAAAGCTTTTGAATTTCAAGAAGATGCTTTCTATGGTAAAGTAAAAGGTTTACTTACTCATACTAATGTTAGAAAGGATAAAACAGATTGTTATCCTGATGAAAGATTAATTGATGTAATTTTAAGTTTATAGTATGGCATTAGTTAATAAAGTAGATTTTAAAACTCAAGTTAATCTTGATGCATCAATAAAGTATCAGATACTAACGTATTGTTTCTTTAATGATGTATTGATTAGTCATACTGATCTAAAGTTTCTATGTGAATTAGCTAAAAACCCTGGTATTGAACTTACAAAGTTTTGCATTTATCTAACAGACAAAAAGATATTTAAGAGTCAGCAGTCTGCTAGAAATGCTATAAACAAAATTGCTGGTAAAGGTCTAGTAATTAAATCAGGAAATAATAAAAAGACAATTAAGATAAAAGCAGAAATTAATGTACAAGTTTCTGGTGTAGTCTTACTTGACTATAAAGTTTTAGGCCGTGAATCCAAAGAACCACAAGAAGTTTAGTGAGGGTATAGCTGATGAGGTAGGAGTTCACTCAAAAGTAGTGGATGACTTTGTAACTTTTTACTATGGTAAACTTAGAAAAAAGTTAGCAACTCTAGCACATCCAAAGATTTATGTACATGGTCTTGGAACGTTTTTTATTAGAAGAAAAAAGCTTGAGAAAGCAATAATGAAAAACAAAAGTATGTTAGGTAATTTAAAAAAGATAACATATAAAGGATATGAAAAGACATATGCAATAAATCAAAAGTTAGATGAAATGGAAAAAGCTTTAGCAATGATTGAAGCAAATGCACTAGCTAAGAAAAAATTTAAATTAGAAAAGAATGCCAATAAATAAATATTTACAAGCTCTCAAGAATATTGACAAGATCTATGATGGTATTAAAAACAATTTATTCAAAAAAGAATATGTTGAAGTTATAGCTGAGTCAAGAATTAAAATATGTGAGGCATGTAAGTTTTATGATACAAAAGGGACTGATTGTTTAGCTCCAGGCACACAACCATGTTGTTCCGTTTGTGGGTGTTCTATGACATTTAAAAGTAGATCCATGTCTTCTGAATGCCCTGAAGGTAAATGGGAGGCATTATTAACAGAATTAGAAGAAGAAAAACTGATTGAAAATGAAGATTAAATATATATACAAAGACACAAGTACAACGTATACAATGAATGCTCAAAATGGCATGTGGTATACAACATTAACTATTTAATATGGGACTAACATTTACAGAAGAAGGACATAAATATGAAAGCACAGAAGCTGAGAAAATAGATTGGATCAGCGTCACATCTTTTATTGGTATGTTTAAACCTAAGTTTGATGCTAAAGGTCAAGCTAAGAAATCTTCTAAAAACAAAAGGTCCAAGTGGTATGGTATGACTGAGAAAGAAATTTTGCAAGCATGGCAAAATGAATCAGACAGAGCTATAAAGCTTGGCAATTTCTATCATAATCAGAGAGAAGCTGATATGTTAGATTTTAAGACTATTGAAAGATATGGCGTGGAAGTTCCTATCATCAAACCTATTATTGATGATAAAGGAACTAAAATTGCACCAGATCAAAAGGTTTCTGATGGTGTATATCCTGAGCATTTAGTTTATTTAAAATCAGCAAGACTTTGTGGTCAAGCAGATTTAGTTGAGATTGTAAATGGTTACATAAACATAACTGATTACAAGACTAATAAAGAAATTAAAAGCAAAGGATTTACTAACTGGGAGGGTATAACAAGCAAAATGTATAATCCTATAAGTCATTTAGATGATTGTAATTTAAATCATTATAACTTACAATTGAGTATTTATGCGTATATTATTAAAAAGCACAATCCCAAACTCAAGATTGGAAAGCTGATAATTCAACATGTTAAATTTAAACAAGTTGGAACAGATAAAAACGGTTATCCAATTAATGAACATGTAGGTGGAGAACCCGTATTAGAAGATATAAAAATGTATGAACTACCCTATTTAAAGGATGAAGTAATACAATTAATTAACTGGTTAAAAATAAATAAATAATGGCAGCAGTAACAATAACAGCAGTAGAAACAAATAGAAATACAACATTTAAAAAAACGGAGTTTCAACCTGAGTTTCAAATACAAGTAGAAAGTAATTCAGTTGTGTCTTTATCTGAGTTTATAGATCCAATGACAAAAAATGTTAACCCTAATTATTCTGTACTATCTATGGTAAATCAGAATAGGATAGTTTGCAAACTTACTTTTGCACAGTTACAAGCTTTATTTCCAATGACTTAATATTATGTTAGTAAGACTATTTGACGTACAAAATGGTAAAGTAATACCAACAGAACATTGCTACTCATTAAACTTTTTAAAAGATTTGATGGATGTATATCCAGATACTTATATGCAAGTATATCAGTATTTGTTTTACATGACTTGTCCTAATCCAGATATGAATCCTTTCTTTAATCTACCAGAACATGAGAAAGAAGATATTATCATAGAAGAGGTAGGATTAGAAGAGTCTACAGAAGATCCTAAAATTAGGTATTCAAAAGATATGTGTGAGAAACTATATCAAACTCCAACATACAGAGCTTACGTAGGTATTAAATCAATGCTTGATAGACTTGCTAAGTATATGGAGACTACTCAAATTGAACATGGTAGAGATGGTAACATCAATGCTTTGGTTAATGCTGCTGCTAAGTTTGAAAATATAAGACAATCTTACAAAGGAGCATTTAATGATATGAAATCTGAACAAGAAAGCTCTGTCCGTGGTGGACAAGGTTTAGCATATGATCAAATGTAATTATGAAATTTATATTTTGCTACTGGGATGAACCAGAAATTTTAAATCAACAAAAACATGAAACAGAAAATTATACCAATAGGGATGAAAGTCCTAGTCAAGAAGAAGAAGTCTGATGATTATTTTCCAGGCACTAAAATAATAATTCCTGAAACAGCAAAGGAGGAAGAATACAAAGCTTTTGTAGTTGCTGTAGGAGATGAAGTTACTAATATAAAAGTTGGTGATTTAGTTCAATATGCAGATTACTGTGTACCTACAAAGATGAAACACGAAGGAGAAGAACATTTATTGATTAATGTTGGTGATATCTTTGCAGTCATAGTAAATGAATAGATCAATACCTACATACAAAAACGGTGAGTGGACTATAACTGAATTTAATTCAGATGAAGAGTTCTCTGAATTTGTATTGAGTGTATTTAAAGAACCAGGTCTATATAATTTTGATGAGTATGCACTATTATTTAATTTAGAAGCAAGAAACTTTAATAAAGATGGTTTCTATTGTCCTGCTCCTTTCAGATCAAAAGATTTTATAAACTATTGGGAAGATCAGAAGAACAAATGTAGAACAGGTGTAATATATATAAACAAAGATAAAACTTGGTATATTACAAGAGACTACTACATGTGGTTAAACTTCTTGCCTATCTATGACAAAGAAGAAAAGAAATATGGGTTTGCAAAGGTAAGAGATGCACAATACCATATGGCCCTATATGAATTATTAGCAGAGTTAAATAATAAACATTCTGCTATTCTAAAGAAAAGGCAGATTGCTTCATCTTACTTTCACATGGGTAAGATTATAAATACTTATTGGTTTGAAGAAGGAAGTGTATGTAAGATTGGTGCATCACTAAAAGATTATATCAATGATAAAGGTTCTTGGAAGTTTTTAGATGAATATAAAACATTTCTTAATGAACATACAGCATGGTATAGACCCTCTACACCAGAAAAGGTTTTACTATGGGAGCAAAAGATTGAAGTACGTGTAAATAATAGAAAAACAGCACGTGGTTTAAAATCTAAAATACAAGGTGCATCTTTTGAAAAGAATGCAACAACTGGTGTTGGTGGTCCTACAACTTATTTCTTTCATGAGGAGGCTGGTATTGCACCTAAAATGATGGACACATATGAATATCTCAGACCTGCAATGACATCTGGTATGATGACAACAGGTATGTTTATAGCAGCAGGATCAGTGGGTGATTTAGAACAATGTAACCCACTAAAAGAAATGATTTTAAATCCAACAGTCAATGATATATATGCAGTAGAAACTGATCTTATGGATGCTGATGGCACTTCAGGATTAGCTGGTTTGTTTATACCAGAGCAGTGGTCTATGCCTCCATACATTGATGAGTATGGAAACAGTCTTATTGAAGAAGCTTGTGAAGCTATTATACTTGAAAGAAAGAAATGGAAGATTGAACTAACACCAGAACAATATCAACTTAGGATTTCACAGAAACCTATGAATATTGCTGAGGCATTTGCATACAGAAAAGAATCAATATTTCCACAAGGTATATTGCAGAAACAACTTAGAAAAATTGAAGACAAAGAATATAGCTATGAACACATAGAACTTGAGTTTGAACAAGATGGTTTAGCAGTTAGACGTAGCAATAGATTACCTATAACAACGTTTCCAGTAGATAAGAAACAATCTAACAAGGAAGGTGTATTAGTTGTTTGGGAAAGACCAGTAAAAGATCCACAGTTTGGTATGTATTATGCTTCTGTTGACCCTGTTTCAGAAGGTAAAACAACTACGTCAGACTCTTTGTGCAGTATATTTGTTTACAAGAATCCTGTAGAAGTAAGAAGAGAAACACCAGAAGGCTTAGAAACTATCATAGAAAAAGATAAGATAGTTGCTGCATGGTGTGGTAGATATGATGATATAAATAAAACACATGAGCAACTAGAAAAGATAATAGTATGGTACAATGCTTGGACAGTTGTAGAAAATAACATATCTCTTTTTATTCAACATATGATAGCTAGAAAGAAACAAAGATATCTTGTACCTAAACAACAAATATTATTCTTAAAAGATCTTGGCTCAAATAGAACAGTATATCAAGAGTATGGTTGGAAGAACACAGGCACATTATTTAAAAGTCATTTGATATCATATGCAATAGAGTTTTTGAGAGAACAAATAGATGAAGAAACAGATGCTCAGGGAGATGTGATAGGTCAAACATTAGGTGTGGAGCGGATACCAGACCCAATGCTTTTGAAGGAAATGTTAGCATATTATCCTGGATTAAACGTGGATAGACTAGTTGCATTTGGTGCATTAGTGGCATTTACAAAAATTCAACATTCTAACCGTGGGTACGTTAAAAGGCGTGAATCAGATGAAAATTCCTTGGATAACTCAGAAAATTTGTATAAATTAAAGTATAGCCCATATAGAAATTTAGGGCGTAATAAGAGCTTAGGTAGAACTAAAAAAAGGTCCGCATTTAAAAACATAAAATAACATGAGAGTATTTAATGCAATGCAAACAAAAGCAGGTGCAAGAAAAGAAGGAGGACCAACCTCATCTTCTCTTACACAACCTATTCAGTTTTTACCTGCTAGCAAAAAGAATGATGACTGGTCAGCTTGGAACCTTGATTGGTTAGAGTTACAAGGTATGGAGTTCTTGCGTAGAAATGCAAGAAGATTGCTAAAGAACTATAAACTTGCAAAAGGTATCATTGATAAGAAAGATTACATTGTTGAAGAAGACAATGAATATAAAGATTTAATGAATGTACTCACAAAGGAAGATGAGTCAGCATTAGAGCTAAAGTTTTATCCTATTATTCCTAATGTTATAAATGTTTTAAGTGGTGAGTTTGCTAAAAGATTTTCTAAAGTACAATTTAGAGCTGTAGATGACACATCATTTAATGAGATGCTAGAGCAAAAAAGAGCTTTAGTAGAAGAAAATTTATTAGCTGATGCAGAGCAACAACTAATAACTAACATGATTAAAAAGGGACTAAACCCTGAAACAGAAGAAGCTCAAAAACAATTATCACCAGAAAATATCAAATCTCTTCCAGAGATAGAAGACTTCTTTTCTAAGTCATACAGAAGTATGGTAGAAGAGTGGGCAACACATCAGATGAATGTTGATGTTGAAAGATTCAAAATACAAGAACTTGAAGAAAGAGCATTTAGAGATATGCTTATAACAGACAGAGAGTTCTGGCATTTTAAGATGATGGAAGATGATTATGATGTTGAACTATGGAATCCAGTTTTAACTTTCTATCAGAAATCACCTGAAACAAGATATATATCAGATTCTAATTACGTAGGTAAATTAGATCTGATGACAGTTGCAGATGTTATTGATAAATATGGATATCTAATGAATGAGAAACAACTCAAGTCATTAGAAAAGATTTATCCTGCTAAGTCTGCACAATATCAAGTAAGTGGTTATCAGAATGATGGTGCTTACTATGATGGCAAAAGATCTCATGCTTGGAATACAAACATGCCAGGTTTGGCTTACAGACAGTTTGTAAGCAATTGGTCTGATGACCCAGCCAGAGGTGGGGATATAGTTAGTGCTATTCTAAATGAAGGGGAAGACATCATGCAATGGGGAGAAGGTGAGCTGATGCGGGTTTCTACAGTCTATTGGAAAACCCAGAGGAAGGTTGGGCATCTTACCAAAATAGATGAGACAGGTCAAGTTACCCAAGCAATTATAGATGAAGTATATAAGGTTACTGAAAAACCTATATATGATACTACACTCTTTAAGAATAAATCTAAAGAGAACTTAATCCAGGGAGAACATGTAGATTACATTTGGATCAATGAAGTTTGGGGTGGTGTTAAGATAGGACCAAATCTTCCAGCTACATGGCGTTCTGATATGGGTAATAACATTGACCCAATATATCTAGGAATAGATAGAGTTAAGCCAGGTAAAATACCTTTCCAATTCAAAGGAGATAAAACATTATATGGATGTAAACTACCAGTTGAAGGAAGAGTATTTTCTGATAGAAATACTAAATCTACTTCATTAGTAGATCTTATGAAAGCATATCAGGTTGGTTACAACATGGTTAATAATCAGATTGCAGATATCCTTGTAGATGAATTAGGCACTGTGATTATGTTTGACCAAAATTCTTTACCAAGACATTCTATGGGTGAAGATTGGGGTAAGAACAATATGGCAAAAGCATATGTAGCAATGAAAGATTTTCAAATGTTACCGCTTGATACATCTATTACAAATACAGAAAACGCAACTAACTTTAATCATTACCAGACTCTGAACATGGAACAGACTGGTAGATTAATGTCAAGAATTCAATTAGCTAATTATTTTAAACAACAAGCCTTTGAATCTATTGGTATAAATGGACAAAGATTGGGTGGACCTGTTGATCAACAAACTGCAACAGGAGTTACGCAAGCTATGCAACAATCATATGCTCAAACAGAAATATACTTTATTAATCATTCTGACAACTTAATGCCAAGAGTTCATAAAATGAGAACTGACTTGGCTCAATACTATTACAGTAATACTCCAAGTGTTAGATTACAATATATTTCAACTGAGGCAGAAAAAGTAAATTTTGTTATTAATGGAACTGATTTATTGTTGAGAGACTTTAACATTTTTGCTACAACTAGAACTAATCATAGATCTATACTAGAAAATTTAAAACAATTAGCATTAACAAATAACACAAGTGGAGCTAGTATTTATGACCTTGGTAATATTCTCAAAGCTGATTCTATTGCTGAAGTTACTGATATCCTCAAGGATGCAGAACAGAAGCAATTGGTAATGAAGCAACAAGAGATGGAACAACAAAGACAACTTCAAGAACAACAGATACAGTCTAGAGCTGAAGAAAACAAACTCAAGCTTGAATTTGAAGCTGATCAAAATGATAAACAACGTCAAAAAGATATAACTGTAGCAGAAATTAGAGCATCTGGTTACGGAGCTATGCAAGATATCAATGAGAATCAACAGTCAGATCTCCAAGATTCTTTAAAAGATATACGTGAAACTTCACAGTATAGAGAGCAAATGAACTTTAAACGTGAGCAAAGTGCAGTAGATAATGCAACTAAACAAGCAAAGATGCAGATTGAACGTGAAAAATTATCTACACAGCGTGAAATAGCTGATAAACAACTACAAATTGCTAGGGAGAATAAAAACAAATATGATAAGGAAAAATAATTTATAATATATCTTTTTTATTGTTAGCTATATATTGCTTAAAACTTTAAAAAAATTCAAATATTATAAGTTTACATTCAAAAAAACTTTCTTATATTGTATATGTACATAGTAATTAACATTTAAAACCAACATATTATGGCAGAGAATAAGACCACTGGCGAAAGCACAGTTGAACAAGTAGACATAAACTTGGATGAGTTGTTTGCTGCAGCACCAGACGCTGATGCAATCACACTTCCAAAGGAAGAAAAGAAAACCAAAAACATCTTTTCTAAGAAAGAAAAACAAAGTTTAGACTTCTTAGATAAAGAGGAAGAAGAAGTTAAAGAGGAAGTAGAAGAAAAAGCTGAAGAAGGTAAAGAAACGGAAGCTGCTACAGAACCTGAAACAAAAGAAGAGGAACCAAAGAAAGAAGAAACTAATGTTGATGAAGTATTAGATTCTCTTGATGAGGTTGATGAAGAAGAGGAAGAGAAGAAAGAAACAAGAGGTAGAAAAAAGATCAAGGGTATAAGTGATGTATTTACAAAGCTTATCAAAGATGAAAAGATTGTACCTTTTGATGATGACAAATCTTTAGAGGATTATACCGCTAAAGATTGGGAGGAGCTTATAGAAGCTAATCTTGAGGAGAAAGCTTCTCAAGTTAGAAAAGAAACTCCCGCTAAGTTCTTTGAAAGTTTGCCTGAAGAATTAAAAATTGCTGCAAGGTATGTGTATGATGGAGGTCAAGATCTTAAAGGTTTGTTCTCTACATTGGCTCAGACAGAAGAAACTAAGTCAATAGATATTAAATCTGAGAGAGGTCAAGAAAGAATCATACAGGAATATCTTAGTGCAACCGGATACGGTACAGCAGAAGAGATAGCAGAGGAGATAGAAGTATGGAAAGATCTAGGAAAACTAGAACAACAAGCTTCTAAATTCAAACCTAAATTGGATAAGATGCAAGAAAAGATTGTTCAACAGAAGCTTCAAGAGCAGGAAATGAAGAAGAAGCAACAAGAACAAGCATCTAAAAAGTATATGGATAATGTGTATAATACCTTAAAAGAAGGTGAAATCAATGACATTAAGATTGATAAAAAAACACAAGCAATGCTTTATAACGGTTTAGTACAACCTAATTATCCTTCTGTAAGTGGACGAAACACTAACCTGTTAGGACACTTACTTGAAAAGTATCAATTTGTTGAGCCTAATTATAGCTTAATATCAGAAGCTCTGTGGTTATTACAAGACCCAGATGGATATAAATCTAAGATTATGGAAAAAGGTGCTCAAGCAACTGTAGAGAAAACAGTTAGAAAATTGAAAACAGAACAAGTAAACAGTGGCGGAAGCTCTCTTGGCGTCCAACAAAAAGAGGAAGATGGAAAGAGAAAAGCCGGCAAACGCTTACAAAGAAAACAAAATAATATCTTTAAAAGATTTTAGAAATTTTATATATAACTATTAACATTAATTATTAACACTTAAAACAAAGATCAATTATGGCAACTCCAGTTTTAAACAATGGAATTTTCCTAAGAGATACAAGCTATAAAGCAAGTTCTCACGTTGATTCTTATCACCTTACCCAGATGCTTGGTTCTGCTGAGCCTATGGATATGGGACCAGTTGATTTGTGGGCAATGACTCAAAAAGTTGAAATGCCTCTTTATCAAATGGCTTCTTTTGGTGGAAAGAATACAATCAGTGTGGACAATGCTAGAGGTGAGTACAAATGGCAAACTCCAGTTGCTCAAGACCTACCATTTATTGTGGCAGACATTGAAGCAGCAAACACTTCTAAAGGTATTGATGGAACTACCTTTAAGATTAAACTTTCTAAGAGAGCGTTTGGTCATGGTGATATTATCACTTATGACAAGTACAATGGCTTAGAATTATACATTACTGCTGACGATATTATCCCAGCTGGTGATGGTTTCATCTACACTGTACAACTTGTTAACAACAACAATGCAGCAAAACTTGATAATTCATATCTTGCTTCTGGAACTAAGTACTTTAGAAAAGGTTCTGCAAGAGGAGAGTATGGAGAAAGATTTTCTGATATTGAAACAGGTTCTGGTTTCAGAGAATTCTACAACTTTGTAGGAGGAGCTGAAGCACACGTACACTACTCAATTTCTTCAAGAGCAGACTTAATGATCAAAGGCGGTCTTAATGCTGACGGAACAGTACCAGTTACTGAGATTTGGAGAAACTTTAACCAAGATGCCAACAACCCTTCAGTATCTTCAATTGAAGAGTTAGTAGCTAGCATGGGTAAATCTGGTGCAAGAGATGCATTTGAAAGCGGTCAATTGACTAGAACTTTCATTACAAATCTTGAAGCAGCTCACCTAAGCAAGATTGCTAATGACATTGAAACTTACCTAATGTGGGGTAAAGGTGGTAGAATTAAGCAAGACGGACCAGATGATATCAGACTATCTGTAGGTTTATGGTCTCAGTTGGATAACTCATTTAAGAGAGTATACAACAAGTCTTCTTTCACTCTTGACATGTTCAAGTCTGAATTATACAACTTCTACCAAGGTAAAGTTGAATTTAAAGGACCAGACCCACAAAGAGCACTTGTTGTACAAACAGGTATTGGTGGTATGCAACTTATCAACAAAGCAATTGCTGATGAGGTGTATGGATCAGGTCTTGTACAAAACGCTACAGATGTAGGTGCAGTTTCTGGATCAGGAATGGACTTAGACTTTGGTTTTGCTTACACAAGCTTTACTATTCCATTCTTAGCTAACGTTAAGTTTGTATTGAATCCAGCATTTGATAACTTACATACTAATGATGTTGAGAACCCGCTTATTGACGGACGTCCATTGAGTTCTTACAGCTTCATCATCTTTGATGTAACTGAAGAAGGAAATGACAACATTCACTTATTGAAGTTATCTTGGGATAATCAACTCAAGTGGTTCTACCAAAATGGTACTATGGACTACATGGGAAGAACTCAAGGTTTTGCTTCAACTGGACAGTTTAATGGATACAGAGTTTATATGACTCAAACCATGCCAGCTATCTGGGTGAAAGATCCAAGTAAGGTTCTTAAGATTGTAATGAGAAACCCTGTCACAGGAGGATCATTCTAATAGACAATTAATTAGGAAGAGGGGATTTAGGTCTCCTCTTCTTTTAATTTTAAAAATTAAATACCATGGCATTAAGTAAATTTAAACAAAAAAACCGTGATGAGGTTCTTGACAAAGCGTCAAGATCAGAGCATGGCCTAGCTAGGTTAGCTCATTTAAACGTAGTTGTAGGAGAAGTAAACAAGATTGTAAGCCCTCATGCTAAAGTAAGCACAGCTGTTTTAATTGGAAGAGATTTTCCAGATTCAGCAGCAGCTCAAGCAGCAGGACTTGTACCTGGTGATATTTATCATACAACTGGAGATTTAAAAATTGTTTTATAACTCAAAAAACTTTTGCTGGACTTATGTTCAGCATTAGATATTTAAGATTGTACATAATTATGTACTTTTGAGTTTGAATATTAATAATTAAAAAACCAATATTATGAGTGATTACACTATTGTAGAAAAGTATCAGCAATCAAAGCAAGCAAGCACAGTTGCTATACGCCCTTATTTTAATCCCAATAAGGAAAACATGGGATTACAAAACTACGGAATGGCTTTACATGACGGAGTTTGGCATGAAGAAAACTTAGCATGTTTAGAAATAAATGGTGTTAAGAGATATGTAACAGGTCTTAATGAGTTTGCACCAGAAGTTAAAATGCTTCCACCTGCAGAGAGAGAAGAAAAGATCAAAGAAATTAGATCTGTAATAAGTCAATTAGAAAAAGATCTAGCAGCAAACGTTGTAGATCCAGACGATAAAGAGTTTTGGAATAAACTAACGCTATTAAAACCAGACAATGATAAGTTTTGGTCAAGGATTAGTGTAAGATGTGGTAATGATCCAGTATATCTTGATCCTGAAAAAGACCCATATGATTTGATTAAAATCTATGCTATCAAAGCTGGTGGTTTTTCAATTGTAGCAAAGTCTTTAAAGGATGCTAAACAAGCAGCAAATTCACCAAAATTTTACTTAGATACTATAGAAGAAACAATTTCTACTAGAACTGAGTTTACTAAACTTAGAAACAGAGCATTAGTAGAATTGCAGAAACTATATGATAAGAATGCAACTAAGTTAAGATATGTTGCAAAAATAGTAGATGTTGATTCAGTTCAATATACTAAAACCATATCTAATGATGTTGTCTATGAAAACATGGATTTATTTATAAATGGTGATGGTTCTGAATCTAATAAGAAAAGAGCTGTACAACAATTTATAGATGCAGCAAGATCTAATATGGAAGATCTAAAAATTAGAGCCCTTGTTAAAGATGCTTTATTCTATAGATTCATTACAACTAAATCAAGTGGTTGGATTGAAACATTAGATAGCAATCAGAAGATGGGTAAAAGACCTGAAGAGGTTGTTGCATATCTAAAGAATCCAGAAAATGAAGAGGTATTAACTAGTTTATTAGCTAAGGTAGAACCTTACTGGGATGCTTAAAATATATAACAATGACTAATGATTTATTGCAAATAAAATTAAAACAAAGACTTAACAAGTTATCTAGTAATGATTATGATAACATTGAGTGTTGGCAAATTATAGAAGCTTTTAACAAAGCTCAGCTAGAATGGTGCCGTAGACAACTACATGGTAACAATCTTTACAAAGAAGGAGATGAGTTTAGTCAAAGAAGAATTGATGATTTGCAAGTATTATTAGAAGAAACTAATCTTGTGGGTAGCCAAGACACAAATTATTTTGAGTCAAATGAAATACCAGAAGATTATTTTGAATATAAAAGAGTGAGTGTAAAAGCAAAGAATGAATGTTGCAAAGACCCTTACTCTATGACAGTGTATCTAACAGAAGTAGCTAATATTGAGCTGATTCTGAGAGATCCATTGAAAAAACCTGATTGGGAGTGGGCAGAAACTGTAGCAACTCTTATAGGTAATAGAGTTAGAATTTATAGAAATGAGGACTTTACAATTGAAGATCCTGTTCTAACCTATTACAGAAGACCAACCTATATAGAAATTGCAGGATGTGTAAACCCTCATGATGGTACAGATAGTGTGGCAGATGTAGAATGTGAATTTAAAGATGATATTGTTGAATTAATCTTAGATGAAGCTGCAGCTATTATTGCTGGAGATATAGAGAACTTCAATCAAATGCAATCTAAAATGCAGTCTGCAGAACGCTCTAATTAATTTTTTGTATTGTAAACTAATTTTTGTATATTATATATGTATACACAAGGTATACAGTATTTATTAACTATATATAACTTTTAAATTAAAAATTATGGCTTATTTTAATCACGCTTTTTACAAAAGCTTTGTTGTATCAGAAGTAAATGAGGCAGCCGGTACTGCAACATCTGCTCTGTCAGCAGGTCATTTAGGATTAGTGGACGGTAACAGTTGGTCAACTATTGCAACTGCTAACGGTACATTATCTAACAATGCCCTACTTTATTTAGTTCAAGGTTCTTATCATACTGCTGATAGCATTGGTAATAATCCTGGACATGGTGGATATTCAGAATCTATCAAATCAAAAGGTATCAATCCTAAGTTTATCTCTTCTCTATGGAAGGCAGACTGTATAGACGCAGTAAAAGCTACTGCATCTCTTGAATTAGGATCTAAGTGTGCTCCTTGTGGTCAAACTCAATTTGCTAGAGTTGACGTCAAAGGATCACCTGCACTAAGATTCTTAAATCACAATGCATATGCATTAGGAGATAGTGCTAACATTTGTTGTGCAGATGGACAAGAGTATCTAGACCCTGTTCTAGTTATTGCTGAAATTGGTAAAATGTTACTAGCTGATCCTATTGTTGCTCCATTTATTCAAGAAGCAACTGGTGGAGGTATTGTAGCAACTGTTGGTGGCTCAGCTACTACTTACACAATTGAGCAAGCTCTTGATGGGACTTATACTCCTTCAACTGATCCAGTAGGTGATCAAGTTGTTGCTAAGTTGTCTATTGAAGGTGCTTATGTTGATACTAAGTTTGGTAACTGTTCTTTTGACACTAGAGATTTCTATGGAAAAGAGCCGGTACAAATTCAATTATCTTTTATTGATGACACTGGAAATCCTTGTAATGATTGTGGAGTTGCACTAAAAACTCCTGGTAGCATGCAACAAACTTCAGGTGAAACTGTACTTAGAAAAGTATTGTTAACTGAATCTTACATGCAATCACCATTCAATCAAGGTAATGTTGACAGCTCAAGAATCCGTGAGATTGAAGGATCTGACAAAGTTCTAGCTGCAGTAGATAGAGATGCTTTATACAAAGCTTACTATATACAACACAGTATTCCAAGATATAATAACCCGTCTGGAGTCTTTGATAATGATCAGTATGTTTATGAAATTTTTGTAAAATGTTCAGACTCTGATTTAATAACTGAAATGGATGCGCTTATGACTAGAGTTGAGGCTCTTGCTAACGGTGTAGGCAACCCAGTTAAGATTGAAGCAGTAGACTAATAGTATATTACTGGTAAATTTGTAAAAGGCAGGATGTTAAAGTCCTGCCTTTTTTATTTTATATTATGTGATTAATTTTGTATATTATTACTGTAGTGTAGTATTTCCGTATTAATATTTATTTATAATGGCAGAGAAGCATATTTTAAGTTTAGATATACCAACAGTTAACAATTGTGAGGTTTTTTGCATTAAAGACACTAGTGATTACTCTAAAAAGCTTGATGTAGATTGTCCAGAATTGTTAATTACACTGCCAGGATTTACAGCTCCAGTCTTAATCAAAGTTGATGAAGAGTTTGATTTATGTCTTAACGCTTGTATTCTGGCATTACAAAAAGTTGATTGTGGTAAAACAAGAACTAAACTTCCTGATGGTGTATATATTGTTAGATATAGTGTAGCACCAAATGATAAAGTTTATGTTGAGTATAATCATTTACGTATAACAAATCTACTTACATCTTATTACACAAAGTTATGTGATATAGATGTAAAAGCATGTGAGCCAGATAGTGAAAGAGAGGCAATTATGCTGGAGATGAAATATATAAGAACTCTCATAGATGCGGCAGTTGCAGAAGTAGAATACTGTAACAATCCTAAAAAGGGTATGCAGTTATATGAGTATGCAGAAAAAAGATTGAGTAAATTAATATGCTAAAGAGATGAATTGCAGACACTGTGGGAAACCAATTAGTTGTGGATGTCAAAAGGCAAGAGCCAATGACGGAAGCACAGTACACAAAACATGCTTGCATGAGTACAATAATAAAATTGCAAAAGTAAAAACAAATGTCTGAAGTTGATATTATAAAGACAGAACAAAACTTTGCCAAACAGGCATATAAAAATTATATGTCAGTACGCTATGGTATTACACCATGTTGTATAACAAACTTTGAAGATACTATTGTTAAGAAAGAGTTATGTGACTGGAGTAATAAATACAGAGCTCAAGAAGTTTACCCAACTAATGAAGAAGGTAAGTTTATAGCACCTTTTGAAGTTGTATCAGTAAAAGATGAGCCTTGTTTAGAACCAACACCATTGCCAACAGAGACTAACTGTGTTGTTGATTTGTCAACAATAGTTAATGCTGCTAACAATGATACATATATTCATGAGCAAAATGTTGCTTCAAATACTTGGGTCATTGTACATGGATTAGGAAAATTTCCATCTGTTACAGTAGTTGATTCTGGAAATACGGTTGTTGTAGGACACATTGCCTATGACTCTCCAAATCAAATTACATTAACATTTGAAGCAAGTTTCTCTGGTAAAGCATATTTAAATTAATGTATATAAAATAAAAGAAAGATGGCAATTAAACATTTATCAAATATAAGTTTAGAAGGTAATGAATTGCAAAATGCAGTAGTTCATCCTTTAGGGACAGCCCCTTCATCTCCAGTAGAAGGTCAGATATATTATGATTCTGGTACAAATAAAAAGACTGTATATGTTTATACAGGTAATCCTGGAGGTTGGAAAGAATTAGCCCCTGGTGATATTACAAGTATAACCACTAATACACCAAATCAGCTTAGTATAACAAATCAACAAGCAGGTGATACTGTTATAGATGTTAATATAGCAGCTGTAACAAGTAGTTCTACATCACTAGCAACTGGTTCTCAAATTTACTCATTTGTTGATGGAGGATATGTAGCAGTAGGAGATACTCTTACTTTTAGTGGTGGTGATGTAACAGGATCTGGAGCAGCTAATAGCAATATTAATCTTACTATTGGTTCAGGTGTTGTAGAATTTAGCATGATTGCTGGTGCAGCAGTTATCCTTAGTAGTGAAACATGGAATGCTAGTGACACAACTCTTGCAACAACAGAAGCTATTACACAGTATGTTGCTGGTGTTTTAACTGCAGAAGATTTAGATTTTACTGGAGATAGTGGAAATGGTTCTGTTGATTTAGATTCACAATCATTAGCTATTACAGGTGATACAGGTATTACAACTACAGCATCAGGTCAAGGTTTAAGTATTGATCTTGATGATACATCAGTTTCAGCTGGCACATATGGTAGTGCTACAGCTGTTCCTACATTTACAGTAGATGCACAAGGTAGATTAACTGCAGCATCTGAAAATACTATATCTACATCATTTACAATATCTGATGGTAGTAACAATGACGTTTTTAATACAGGAGAAACACTTACATTTGAAGAAACTGCTCTTGAAACAACAGTAGTAGTAAGCAATAATAAAGTAACAATTGGATTACCTGATGATGTAACAATTGCAAGTCAGTTAATTGTTGGATCTGCTTCTAGTACTGATGCTCCAACAATAAAAGCTATTTCTGCTTCTACAGCAGAAAACATAATGTTAGAAGGTAGAGACACATCAAGTGCTTCTGCTCCTGACTTAGTATTATATAGAAATGCGGGTACACCTGTAGACAATGACACACTTGGTGTTGTTGAATTTAGAGGTAGAAATGTTGTTGGTGGTGGTGGAGCAAACACAGCTGATATAAGTTATGCTGGTATTTATGCTAGAGTAACAGATGCAAGTGACCAAGAATCAGTATTATCAATTGCTACAAATAAAGGTAATGGTAGTGGTGCATTTGATACTGCTGTAAATATAATGTCTATTGGTGCTAACAACTCAATGAGTGGTGCTATATTAATTAATCCAGCAACTGCCATGTCTGTACCTACACATAACTTAGATGTTAATGGTACAGCAAATATAAGTGGTAATACAGAAGTAGGAGGTAATTTAACAATAACTGGAGACTTAACTGTAAATGGTGCAACAACTACAGTAAGCACTCAAAACTTATTAGTTGAAGATGCATTAATTGGATTGCAATCTGAACTTACAGGAGCTAACGCAAATGATATAGGATTTATATTTGAAAGAGGTTCTACAGGTGATAATGCTGCATTCATATGGGATGAGAGTGATGATAAATTTAAGTTAGGTACTACAACAGCAGTTCCATCAGATACAGGAGCAATAGCAGTTACAAAAGGTACTTTAATTGCAGACTTAAATGGTAACGCAGATACTGCATCAAAATGGCTTACATCAAGAACAGTGACCTTTACGGGTGATGTAACTGGTAATTTTTCAATTGATGGTAGTGGAAATGTTAGCACTGGTTTATCATTAGCTGATACATTTGATAACTACGGTGGTTGGGTATTAAAAGTAGATGGTACAACTGTTGATTCTGAAGTAGCATCTGGAGAAGCAGTTGAGTTCTTAAGTACTACAGGTGATGGTGGAATCACAATTACAGTTGGTGGTGGTAATCAAATAGAATTAAATGCTGAGTCAGCTACTACAACTGCACAAGGTGTGGTTGAAAGAGCTACTAATGCAGAAGCTGCAGCACAGACAGATACTACTAGATATGTAACACCAAAGCATTTAGGTGATCTTGAAACAAGTATTGTAAATAGTAGATTCAAAACGTTTACAGTTGGTAATGGATCATTAACAACAATACCAATAACTCACAACTTTTCATCTGACTTTATAATGGTACAGTGTCAGCAGGTTTTAGACGCTGGTACCGCACAAGAAAGAAGAGATACTGTTATAGTAGAAACGTCAAGAACAAGTAATAACGCTTTTGATCTCAAATTTGCAAGTGCACCTGCTTCTAATAGCATTGAAGTTATGGTTGTTAAAGTTGGATAATAATTGTAGATTTGTTAATCTACTTGCAAATTAAAGGGATATGGCGGTAAAATTTCTTTCAGACGGACATTTTTCTGGATCTTCTACAGATCTCACACTGGATGGTCAGTTATTTTTACCTAGCTTTTCCAACACTCCTGGTGCATCACCCACTATATCTTTTGACTCAGGTTCTGGTGGTATTTCTTACAGAAACGGTGGTGGTTCAAGTGATCAATTATGGTTTAGAGCTGGTGGCTCTAATATGGGATATGTAAATACTGCTGGTATACACTCATCAGGAAATCTTTATACTGCAAATGCAGGTGATTTCAGAAACTATGGTGGAGAGTGGCATGCTACTACTGGGATAACTGGTAACGGATTTAAATTTACAAATACTGCTGATAGTATAGATGCTTTAACTCTTTCTGCAACAGGTAATGCAACTTTTGCAGGAGACATAACTATTGATGGTGATACTATAAACACAAGTAACTCTGACGACTATTTAGAGTTTGATGATGATACTACAACCTTTAATCCAGATACTAACGTTACTACTTTAGCTTCTGTGTCTGGTATTGCATTGGCTACTAATTTAAATGATGGTGGTGGAGGTACTTTTACAGTTGCTACTGGATCAACAGGTACTGAGTTGCTACGTATAAACACAAATGGTAACGCAACTTTTGCAGGTAATTTAGATGTAGATGGTACCGGAAATAATGAATTTGTTGGTAATATACGTATAAGTAACGCTGGTCCTATTTTA